GTGTTCAATGGGTTCGTGCATTTGTTCAGGTTTGAATAGGTTGGAAGCAGAGCAGCGTTGAGACGAGTGCTGTTGCTTGATGTCAATTTATATCCTCTTGTCCACTAAGGCAACACGTCTCATCAGTACAACCTGTGCAGCATTGAACAAGATGTCAGTGATACCAACTGATCTCAGCAATACGCTGCAATCCTTAAATGAATCTATGGAATCGAAAAGCCTTGCTATGACTGGCTTCGCTACAGATTGGTTTAGATTAAGAGATGTAACAACACGTCATGGTTACGAATACGTGCCACCTGGTGCCGCACAAAGCCTTTGTTTAATGCTGGATCTGATATCTAGCGCGGTAAAAATGTTAAATAGGGCACAGGATGACCCCCCCATGGGGGTAAAAATATGTCCCTGCACCTACGTATATGGCTTCAGAAAATTATGTCAAAATTCCTGAGCCGCCATGAATGCCTCATAGACCATCGGAAAGCATTGATAAATCAGTTCTTGACAGTAATCAGCGATAATCCTGTGTTCATGCTGTGTACCATTGCCACAACGTAGCTGACAGTAATGTAACCAAGACCTTAAAGTACCATTCATGTACAATTTAGTCTGAGAAGCCATAGGAAGTACATCTCTAGCACATTCTTTAGCAACACCAGAGGACAACATAGACTCATACAGTAAGTTTGATTGATCAAACAGCTGTTGAATCTGTGAATCAAAGTAATCCACCATTGAAGGATTCAAGTCATCAATACTATTCTGTCTATTCTTAGTATCCTGACGCCTTAGCTCAGGCATCAAAGGTTTCTCTGTAACTTGTGCATAACGTTGACTAAACTCTTGAAAAGAGAAAGACCTATGACGAATGATTTGAGCAGAGACACTACGTGTAGTAGATATTTCTACACACATGTTAACCATTTCAAAGGGAGACCAATGATTATGATCTATAAGGTATTTAATTAAACGAGCACTGTTCCCAGTGTTGTTTTGATTAGCAGGATTAGAGACTCTAGCCATGTAGGCTATCAAGTCATCACCACCTTGAGTTGAATGTACTAAACGTACAGAATGCATGTAATTTACTAGCTGTGTAATAAGGGATGATACGGATCATCATTCAGGGATGATGCAGATCATCATGTATTAAGTACTGGTCGAGCTCCAGCGAGACGCCTATTACTTAATTAATTAAATAAACTTGTGTCAGTGCTTACGGATTATCCATTCATCGGATAATAGTAAAGGGGCAGGATTGTCTCCTTTACCCCTCCAGAAGTTGGAATCCACCCTTCCTCCTCCTGTATACATGTCCTGTTACCGCTAAACCCAGTTGGGGACTGAAGTTTGGTCATTTCCTCTAGCTTGTTGTCTTTGGTCTTTATTTAGACCTAAAATAAGGTGATTAGCGGAGCCTTGAGGGTCTTCAATAGAGGCTTTAAGCATGTCTAACCACTCTTCATGTTTACGAGTATTGATCTGTTCTTGAGCAGATATAGCCATGCAGTCAGTGAAGTATTGAATACCTTGACTAAGACAATCAAGTCTATCGTCATGTTTAACGGCACCTTTTTCACGACACATACGGCTCATCTGATAGAAGAGCATGTAGAGGAGTCTAGATTCGGGTGGAGCATCTTTGTTGGAGTTGTAGTCCCAATCAATGACAGAGCGATCCACAACAAGCCTATGCTGATTAAGAACGGGTTCAAGAGTATCAATAATACGTTGTTCTTTACGGACTGTTGCCCGGACTTCTTCGACATCAATACCTTGTTTAGTTTGTACTAAGTGTTTTTTAAATAATTCAGCAACAATGCCATCACCGAAGTTAGTTTCGATAATGAGTTTAGTAACATTGTACTTACGGCAACCTTTTAGAATGTCCAGAAGAGTGTTGTCTGAGTACCCTTCTCTGTAAGCACGCATTTCGTGCAAGTACAGGAAACCGTTGCGTTGGGAGATATACGCTGCTGCCGTTTCATCCGAGCCACGACCCGACGGGTCAACACTGCAGATTGTTTCTTGGTAGGTATCCCAGTCTCCTTGGAGCTGCATTGGACTGTAGAAATAATCTCCAGGTAATCCGACAGTCGGAGCATCCCTGATGATGTTTCTTGGGTCTGAGCACCAGATGATGGAATCGGGAGCAGTAGTGGGATTAACGCTAGTGACGATAAGGTCAGCCATTTTAAGGGGAAACTTTTCGGCGTCACTAAGTGAAGTATCGAGCATAAACTGAAGCATGAAGTTGCTTCGTCCCATTGCTGCTTCACGTTCAATAAGGTCTTCATCATTAAATCTGTCTGGGTCAGTTACTTGCCATTTTTCGGAGCCATTATCTATGTCTTCTTGTAATTGAGGAGCTATGAGACCCTCGTAATTGGCCAGAGAGCGCGGGAAACGTGCTGGCCATACAAATGGTCTATAGTTACGCTCTGCGAGCTTCCTGTAGACCGTAAAGACGGTCTGAGGAGTACCTAAGTACATGATGCGGCTATCATCTTTAGGAGTCAAAATAGATTCAGCTTCTGTACATAATTGCAGAAGTTTTTCGCGCATCATTTCTGTCATTGAGTTACCAGGAACTTCAATGTCGTCCAGAATCATTAAGTCCGCACGACTACCAGTAAGCTGACCAGTAATTCCCACTGATTTAACAGAAGGAGCTTGGTGAGGGGAGCAATTAACATCAAAAGATATACGACTCCAACGGGAGTCATCAGATTTAGGGCGCAAATGTACCAACCAAGGTGTTTCAATTATCAGTTTCTGTAAAAAGATTGACATATTGTCTGCACGTTCTTTAGATGCAGAGATGATCATGATTTTCTTTTCAGGATCTTTAAATAATGTCCAAAGAACAAACGCACCAGTAATCCAAGATTTACCGATTCCTCGGAAGGCTTGAATCTGTAGACGTTTAGGACCATTTTGCAGATAGTCTGCGATTGCGTATTGTGCGCGTGTTGGCGTAGGAAGTTCAAGTTGTCCCCACAGTGCTTGTAAGAACAACTTGAAATCATCTTGCAACGCCTCTAGGACGTTAGTCATATATGGTTAGTACATCATTAAAGTAGCTGGACGTGGTATTGATTGATCTTTAATTGATTTTTCGGCTATAGACATAAACTCTTTAATAGGACTTTTACCTGTAATACCTTCAACAGTGCTGTCAACAGTCATCATTGTCTGTAAAGCAGGGCCTACTTTGGGTATAAAATGTACAGAACCTTTTTCAATTGCAAATTTACCGATCTTTTTTACGACATCAGTTGGGTCGAACTGGACATGTTTACCAAATTTACCACCAGCATTTCTTGGCTGCCAAGTGGTTTCACCTTTACGGGTGCCATGCCCAATTATTTCACCGTCTTTCCTAACGTGAGCATTGAAGGCACCGTTTGTATTACGCTTATAGGCAGTATTTCGTGAGTTAGTCCGTTTACCAGTTTTAAGTGCCCTTTTCAAATCCTTAGCATCATCCAACGGTGTAAAAGTATATCTGTTATCTACACCAGTAGCTTTATTACGAGTAGTGGGTAACTCATTAATTAATTGATTAACAGTAGCGTTTGATCCTAACGTTTGCAGCTTAGTATTAGGTACACTTGGTCGTGAATAACGACCATTAGAAGTAAAGGAGACTTCTCTACCTTGAGGAGTAGGAAACATATTACCTTGGATATTGGTAACAGGATTCCGAATAGATATTGTTCCGTTGATATTCTTAGGTTGATTAATCCGAAGACTTTGTAGAATCTTATTGGCTTCTACAGCGTCAGGTGTAGGCATTTGGTCAGGAGGACGCATAAGGCTCATTAAAAGAGCCGCACGTTCCGCAGCCGACATGTTGTCTATGTTATTTTTACCCATCAAGAAATATGTGAGAGAATTAGTATTTCACGTAGTTGATTTTCACCAAAGGTTTGTCTCATCCAACTGAGCCAATGTTTACTTCCTTTATCCTGATTACATTTAGTACACGCTGGTACAACATTCGATGAAATGTCTTCGCCGCCCTTACTGCGAGGTAGCACGTGATCCAAAGTGAGTTGATGTTGTTCATAAGTTTGTCCGCAATAAACACATGTGCATCCAAAATGCTCTTTGATGCTGCGCCTCCATAGGCGCTTGGCTTCAGGAGATGTCATGGCTATGAGGTTGTAGAGGTAATGTTCAGGAGATGGAAGTAGAGGGGTCATGCGTATTTGATCTTTAGGCGTGGTCTTCGACGGTTAGTAGAGGCTTTCTCTAACTTTCCTTTATTCGGACCTGTATGGGAGGCATCTTTGCCATCACCATTGCCGTAAGTACCCAATTTCCGATTAAGCTTATTGGCGTCAGTACGGATCTTTAATCCTTTACTTGTCTTGTTATATTTAGCCTGTTGCGCGTTACGTTTTTTACGTGCCTTAGGATTAGATTTGTAATAACTAGCTGTGCTTTCTGCCATAAAGTCTACTCTGTACAAGTTCTGGGTCAATAATTGGCAATATGTTTGCAAGTTTGGACAACGAGTTGCCTTCAACTGCAACTCCACTGATGTCATTCTTTGCTAGCCAATCACAAGCTGCTTTGAGATCTTGTGTAGAGGCTTCACCAGATTTGACACGTTGCAAAAACTCTTTAGTTACCAGATTATGGAGTTCATTAAACTGGTCTTCACTTGCTTTCTTCACTTACTACCTTCTTTGCTTTTTTAGCTTTAGGCTTAGGCTTAGGTTTAGCATCTGCTTGAATCTCAAGCCTTACATAATCTTCAACCGATTGGTAGCGCAAAGCTTTTTCAGCTTGCTCAATAGTTCCAAACTCTTGAAGTACTTTGTTTCGTGTTACGTCTACTAGTTTATAAGACATTAGTTATTCCTCAATACAATTTGATCTAATTTACTTTCGATGCGAACCATATGGTCCTCCATCCGCTGTACCATTACTGAAAGATCAGCTTTAGATACATAATCTTGAGCTACATTTAGCTCTAAGTCATCGATGCGTCTATCTAAACCACTTATGCGGTCATGTACGTTATTTATTCTGTTATGTAGTCTGTTATTTAGAGCTGCTCCGCCAGCGATTGCGGCAATAACAGCAGCCACCAATGATTCCATTTATTTAAGTGCCACGATTGGTACGATGTCATTACATAAAATTTCTACTCGTGAGCCAGGTCGAAAGGTAAAACCCTTCTGCATAATCTCAGTACACTTCAGTGCCCTGACTAACTCATAGTCAAGACGCATCTTCTGTTCATGCTTACGTGCGATAGCCTTACAGGTTTCTATCATTCCACCGTCTAATGGAATAGAGAAGTTAATTTGTACTCCCCAGTTATTACTCTTGCTATAACTTTCTCGTGAGTACGGAACAGTATCATTACCCATATAAAAAGGTGAAAGCTGCATGGTCGTACCATTACAGCTGTTATTTCCAGAGAAGTATTGCCTGGACGGTGCCCCATTATTCTGAAATTGAACCGCCTGATTAGTTACGTTACCCGTAGCAGCAGCTACTGGGTTAGAAGTATTCTGCACTTTAGGTTCTTCAGCGTAAACAGGGCTTACTGTGAGAAGACCGATAATGATGTAGTAGTAGTAACTTGTTGGATTGTTTCGTCGATATCGATTGTTTCGATGATGCCCGCTGTTCTGCTGA